AATTCTTGTGATCCTGTAAGTTTAATTAAAAAGCCATAGTTTGGAATAGATGAACTATACCAAGCATTTACTGTATTGCTAGTGTTTATTTCTATATCTTTTACATCACGTAAAGCAAAAGATTCAGTAACTAAATAAGTAGAAGAAGTATACCAATTTCCTCCTCCTTGGGTGGCGTATACTGTACTAAATGAACTAGTATAGTATCCTCCTGAATTACTTCCGCTTAAAGACCAGGCATTTGATCCTGAAAAAGAAGAATAAGTCCAAGAAGCTCCGTCTTCAACAATTGGACTATCTAAAGTATACCCAGTACCGTTGTTCCATTCTTGGGCAATTGGTCGAATTTCTAGTTTGGTTGATTGATTAAGCCCTTGAGCTTCTGCTATGAAATTTTTTAAATAAACAGTGTAACTATCTCCAGATATTTTATTATTGATTATATCTTGAATTTCACTTGTTGAAAATTGGATTAAGTATCTAGCTACAGTGGGTAATCCATCAAGGTCTAATCTATTAGAGGCTTCTAAAATAGCATCTAACCCTGTGTTCATTGTTGGGTAAGCAGAATATAGAGTGGCGTCTTGGGTAGGAAATAGTTTATATACAGCCATTTATATATTTTATTATAAATATAGCGTTATAAAGGAACTACTTTACCTTTTATGTCATTATTAGGGTATCTTATTTCAAAAATGCTAGGATCTAATGAAGGATAAATTACTTGATTTTGAGTTGCTCCGGTTATATCATAAGCATATTGTGAATACCCTAAAACAGTTCCTGCTTTATTTGATATAGAAATATTTTTAACAGATTGAACTCCTGAAATTCTATCGAGAAGGATATAAAGATCACGAAGTAAAATTGGTTGGTTAATTTGCCATTTTGAAATGTTAAAATAATCTTGTAAAGCAGTAATACAAGCTAATAACACTTCATTATTATTATATTCAGGTAAAACTATAATTTCAAAATCAACACCAATATTAATAATAAATGCATTCCTAATTTCAATATTATCTCCAATCATTCTATATTGGGACATATAAGTGCGTAAATTATTTTTCAAAGTAGTACTAGCATAATCTAGTTGACCTTGGGCATTTAAAGATAAAACATATAAATTAAGGGTTTCAATAGTTGAAACTTGATTATCTGTTAATTTAGGTTGTTCAATGAATGCTTTAGAAATAGCACCATAATCAGAAGGCATACTTAAAGCACGAATTAAATAGTCATCTGCTGTAACTGATCGTTTTTGGGAGGCAATCAATGCTAAAGTATTTTGGCGTATTTCTTCTAATGTGTCTCCTCCTTTACCTCCACTAGCAGCTACAGTATTATTAGTAGTTAAAGAATTAAAAATATAGTTAGCTGTAGTGCTATTTAAATTTATATTATTAAAACGAGTATTACTTTTATTTAGATTTGTTAATACCCCAGAATTAACATTAGAATTAACACCACCACCCGTCAAATATCTTACAGTTAAAGTAGTGTTTGAAGGTGCAATACCATATGTTCCTGTAAATAGAAAATTTGTAGGTGAATATGCTGTGGTAAGTTTATCTTGTTCAAATGGTAGACCAATACCTACGTTATCGGCATTTGGAGTAATTTCTTCAGTTACATCTGATGGGTTACCAGATCCAAACTGGAGTTGGAGATTAGTTAAAGAAGTAAATCTAGTTGCAAAACGACGAGCTACTTTCTTTAAACGAAGTAAATAAGGAGTATCTCCGTTTACATTTGGATCATTTACATTTGTGTTTTTAATAGTATCTAAAACCATTTCTTGACCTAAATGGTCTACTTCATACCATTTGTTACCGTCTGAATCAGTAACATCTAATATTTTGATGATGTTAGGATCATTTATATCAACTGTAGAAAATTGTTCTGCAGCCCCAAAAGAAAAATTTAAAGTTTTAACTTCAGCTGAAATGGCTTTTCTAGTTTTTTCAAGTAAATAATATTGAGGAATATTTCCTGCTATTTGGTATACTGAAACATTGGTTGGGTCTTGGGAACTAGAAACTGAGAAATCAACTTTATCTTGGATTAAAAATGATATATTATTTGGGGTTGAAATAGTGCTATTTCCTTCTACAACTAAAGCATAGTCATAATCAGGAACATACTGACCACCAACTAATTTAGAAGGTAATTGTTGATAAAAAGTAATAAGAGTTTGTGCTACACCTGTTGTCTTTGGTTTGTAACCAAACATATATGCTAACTCAAATACATTATTTGTTTGTTGAGCATATTGTACAAATGTTTCTTGGAACTGGTTGTCTAAATAGAAACTTAAAACATCCCCCACATATGCAGCTTGTTCCATAAACATCATACCTGGTGATGTTGCAGAGAAATCATTGTAAGTTTGGGGGAAATATGTTCTAGCATATTCTATTAAACGTGCTCTAAAATCTGAGAAGTCACGATTAATGTATTTTATGTCTCTATTTGTTGTAGCCATTTTAGAATTGGAATGTTAAATTTCCATTAATGTTGGAATTTGGTATATAGTATTTTAATTGGATTATTATAGTATTATAATCTTGTTGGTTAGTTAGTACTTGCAAAGAATCAATTCGAACCATTGGGAATGCAGTTTCTAACTTAGATTGAACAAAAGATTTAACATTTTCTACAGTTATATCAGATATTTGTTCAAATAAAAAACTTCTTAATCCCGCACCAAACGTTGGGTTTAAAGGAATTTCTCCAGGATTAGTTAAAAAGTAGTTAATTAAATTAGTTTTAACTGCTTCTTGAGTAGTATATGTTGAACTAAATACACTAGTATTACTGAAAGGAATGCTAACCCCTAAACCAACTGTTGGGTTTAAATTAGCAGGGGCTATCTGTTGTTGATTAAATGGCATTATTTGCTATTCAATAAATTCATAATTTGATCCATTCCTACTTCACCAGCACCTAAATTACCATTTACAGGGTCACTTACTTGTGGTCTAAATGGAACTGCATCTTGTGAAGTAAAACTTAAAGCAGTTTCACCTAACACATCAGCATATTTAGATCTTAAATCCATTGTAGGTTGGGTAAATGTAGGTTTAGGTGTATCTATTGTTTGAATAGATTCCTTTACGATTGTTTTTGGTGAACGAACTGCCTCCAAAAGAATATCTTTTAATTCCTCTTGGATCGCCTCTCGTACAGCTTCTTTAATTAATTTTTTTAATCCGTCGGTTTTCATATGGTTATAAATATTAAATTAGTCAGCTTTTAAATTATTTTGCTGAATGTAAAATACTAGTTCGTCTATTAATATTTGGTCAATTGAACTAAATGACCATTCTCCCTGTAACATTACTACACCTTGTTTATTACGTGCAATAGCTCGTCTACGTTTTAGGGTATTTGGAGAATTTTCTGTTTCAACACCCATTTCAAATCCATTTACATTTGTAACTACAGGAGATAATTGAGTGGATTGTTGAACAGTTAAAGCAGTTAATTCAAGTGAAACTCTTTCTTGATCAGCATTAGGATAACATTTTTGAACTAATTTATCAAGTAGATTAAGTAATTGAATTGCTTGAGCTAACACTTGACGTAGAATAACCAATATAGATAATATACCTGCGTTAACTGATTTTAATTGGGATATTCTTTTGTCTAAAATTCTATTAGCCTCATTTGCAGCTGGTGGTACAGGGGTAAGGATAGCTATTTGGGCTCTTAAAGATATTTCTAATGCTTGAATAAGCCCTCCAGTAATACCTAAAGCAATTGTAGTAGCATCAATTGTTTTTAAACTATTATTTAATTGTTTAACTAGTTTGTTTTTTCTATTAATTAAATTAGTCAATTCAGCTTGTGTAGGACAAACTGCTTGATCTAAAAGTTTTGGGAGTTGTTCAGCTTTATAATTTGAAACCTGTGTTAAACCAAAACTAGCAACCATAGTTAATACCGCGGGAATTAAAGTATTTTTTAAAGTATTAACTTGGTTGGATAATTTTTCTTCAGCGTAATATGAAAGATCTTTTTTGTTTCTAGAAATTTCTTTAATTTGATTTTTACTTAATTGAGAAGATTTAATTTTTTCTTGAGCTAAAGAAGAAATTATAGGTTGTAATTGTAAAACACCTAAATCAGGTTTTAAACTACCATCTCCTTTATATAAAGGTGGTTCTATAAATTGATACCCAGTAGCATTTATAGTCATAGATAAACTTCCACTTTCAGGAATATTTCCATCTAATGTAAAATTTCCATTAGTATCAGTGAATATAAAATTAATTGGGGAAACAGATACCTTTGCTCCTTTAATTGGGTCTTGTGATTGACCATTTACAACGGTTCCTTTTATAGAATAAATCATGCTGTTTTAACAATTTTAGATTTAATACTATCTATTTCATTGTAAACATTTTCAAAAACCTGTAAAGCTGAATTAGCGGCTGTTAAAATAACTGGGTTAGGTGCAGGAGCACCTCCAGGCCAATCTTGAACTACTTTTAAAGCCTCAGCTAGATTTTGTAATTCAGTAATCAATATTTTTAAATATGCTACAGTTTCATCTCCTCGTAAAACAGATTGATTTGCATCTTTATTTCCTAAACGAGTTAATTTACTAGCAATGTTTACCTCACTAGTAGATTCTAAATTTATACTTCCGTTTGAAGATAAACCAACTGAATTTTGTCCACTAATTAATACACTATCATTTTTAGCATTAATTACAACTCTATCTGAGTTAAGTATAATTTGTGGGTTTAGATATTGAGCTGGAGTAGTTGGTGGTGTTG